AAGTCGAGATTTCAAGTGGTACATATAAAGTAACGTGGACCAATTCTGACATTGAGAATGGTTTCCCCGTTGCGGTTATGCTCCAATATGGACATGGAACCCGTAATGGCGGATACGTTCAAGGTCGTGATTACATCAATCCTGCCATCAGACCCATTTTCGATAAGATTGCAGATAATGTCTGGAAGGCGGTGACTTCTGCATGAGTAGTGTTGACAACCGTGTTGTCGATATGCAGTTCAACAACACACAGTTTGAGAACGGCGTAAAGACATCGACCAGCTCTCTTCAGAAGCTGCAGCAAGCGCTCAAGCTACAGGGGTCCGCTCAAGGGCTTGATGATGTGAATTCAGCCGCAGGTCGGATGAACCTTGGTGGGATTGCAGACGGTGTTCAGAAGATTTCTGATCGTTTTAATGCGATGCATGTCGTTGCGTACACGGTTATCAGCGATCTTACGTCTCGAGTACTGAATTTCAGTATCGATCTCGCCAAATCGTTCACCCTCGAGCCTATCACGGCCGGTCTTGAAAGCTATGAAGGCCAGATCAACTCGATGCAGACGATCATCGCTAACACCGGTGCTCCGATGCAACAGGTCACTGATACCCTTGCTGAACTGCAGAAGTATGCTAACCAGACGGTGTACAGCTTCTCAGATATGACGCAGAACATCGGAACCTTCACGGCTGCGGGTGTTGATCTGAAGACCGCAACGAGCTCGATCAAGGGTATTGCAAACCTGGCTGCTCTCTCGGGGGCTAACTCACAGCAGGCTGGCTCGGCGATGTATCAGCTATCGCAGGCTATCGCTGCGGGTACGGTTAAACTGCAGGACTGGAACTCGGTTGTTAACGCCGGTCTTGGCGGTACTGGCTTCCAGAAGGCGTTGGAGACAACGGCTCGTGCAACAGGCGTGAATATCGATGCGATCATCAAGAAAGCCGGCAGCTTCCGTAACTCGTTGCAGGAAGGATGGTTGTCTTCTGATATCTTGACGAAGACACTGTCTGCATATACCGGCGATCTCTCTGAAGCTCAACTCACGGCGATGGGCTATACCAAGCAAGAAGCCGAGCAGATGATGACGCTTGGTAAGAACGCCAATGCTTCAGCAACGAATATCCGTACTCTGACTCAGATGAGCGAGGCGCTGAAGGAAGAAGTAGCGACGGCTTATGGTCAGATCTTCATCACGCTCCTTGGTGGATTGACTGACTCGACGAAACTATTTACGGGCTTGCACAACACGCTCGAGAATATGCTGACTCAGCCGATCTATCAGCTTAACACCTTCCTCAAAGCTTGGGTTGCGCTTGGCGGTCGTACGCAGATTATTAGTACGATTGAGACTGCTTGGAAGAACCTCAATGCGATTCTGGGAACGGTTAAGAAAGCCTTCCAAGAGATCTTCCCACCGGCCACGGCTAAGCAGCTGTTCTCCATCACAACGGAGATCCAGAAGTTTGTCAGTGCTCTGACCCCGAGCACACGTACTTTGAATGAACTTCAGAGGACATTCGCGGGCGTCTTTGCCGTCATTGACATCGGTGTTCAAATCATCAAGGGCATCATTAGTGTCTTTGCGCAGCTCTTCGGCGCGGCAACAGGTTCCTCCGGAGGAATTCTTGATCTAACTGCTACGATTGGCGATTGGCTTGTTAAGGTTGATCAAGCGATCAAGAAGGGCGACGGACTCACTAAGTTCTTTCAAGTTCTTGGCTCCGTCCTCAAGATTCCGATTGAACTCATTGGTAACTTCGCACAGACAATGCAGCAAGCGTTTGATGCGGTGGAGAACTTCAATGGGTCGGCCTTCATCTCTAATGTGGGAAAAATGTCGGTCAGTCTTGAGCCTTTCGAACGAGCTGGTTCGCGCATCGCCCAGATTTGGAGTGCATGGACGCCTGTCTTCCAGACTATCTGGAACAAAGTACAGCCCATCCTTTCCGCTCTCGGCGAGGGCTTTATCAATCTCGCTAAGAGTGTCAATACCGCCTTACAAAATGGCGATTGGAATGCTGTTCTTGATACGTTCAACACAGGGTTCCTAGGCGTATTGGTACTTGCGATTCGTCGCTTCTTCAAAAAGGGCTTTAAGCTAGAGATCGGCGGCGGATTTATGTCCTCCATCTCGGAAGCCTTTGAAGGATTGACGAATGTCCTTGGTGCGATGCAGGCCAAGATCAAGGCAGAGACGCTGATCAAAATAGCAGCTGCCGTGGCGGTATTGACAGCTTCTGTGGTAGCGCTTTCTCTGATCAACTCAGAACGACTTGCCTCTGCGCTTGCTGGTATCACGGTAATGTTCTCGCAACTTGCCGCGGGTATGGCCGTTATGTCTAAGATTGACATCGGTAAAACTGGTTTGAGCATGACAGTCTTGTCTGTCAATCTCACCATCCTTGCCGGTGCAATTGATATTCTATCGGCTTCGGTCGTGGCTTTGGGTCATCTTGACTGGAACCAAATCACAAAGGGGTTGACCGGCGTTACCGTCATCCTCGGCGAATTGGTTGCGGTAACGAAGACCATGGGTAAGAGCAGTACTCTGTTGGGTGCCTCGGTCGGACTTACGGCACTTGCTGGTGCAGTTGCGATTCTTTCGGGCGCAGTTGCTGTCATGGGCAGCATGTCCTGGGTGGCCATTAGCAAGGGTCTATCTGGGGTTGCCGCCGGACTTGTTGTGATGGTTGCGGCTATCAACTTTATGCCTAAGAACCCATTGCTCGTGGCTTCTGCCGCAGCGCTCATCTTGATTGGAGTTGCTCTTGGCGAACTTGCCGGGGCAATGAAGATTATCGGTACGCTCTCTTGGAACGATATCGGTAAGGGGATGACGGTTATCGCGGGTGGTTTGACGCTCATGGTAGCGGCTCTTGCTGCCCTTAGCGCAACGACAGGAGGTGTTGGGGCGGCTATATCTGCCGCAGCTATTCTTATCGTTTCCACTGCTCTTGTGGCGCTTGCGGGAGCACTCAAGATTGCAGGGTCCATGTCCTGGGTTGCCATTGCAAAGTCGATGGTAGTCCTTGCCGGCGCGTTGCTTATCTTGGCTGCGGGTATGATTGCGATGATTCCTGCTCTTCCGGGAGCAGTGGCGTTGACTGCTATATCGGCAGCCCTTGCCATCTTTGTCCCCATCCTTGCTGTACTCGGTGTTTTGCCGTGGAAGACAATTGGAAGCGGTCTTCTCGCGCTGGCTAGCTCGTTTGCGTTGCTTGCCGTTGCTGGTGTGGCACTGCTACCTGCTATTCCCGGCCTGCTTGGCCTCGGAGTAGCAATCGGTCTATTGGGTGTGGGTATTGGTGCAGCCGCGGCTGGTGTTGCTGCCTTCACCCTCGCAATGGTGGCGTTTGGTGCAGCCGGCCCGGTTGCCGCAGCAGGAATTAATGCGATGCTCGACGCTATTATCGCGGCTATTCCTAACGCGCTGAGGGCTCTCGCTACCGGTATCACAAATTTCATTGTGACGCTGGCGCAGGATGCAGGACAGATGGCAACGGCAATGGGAACATTGTTGGGAACGTTGCTAGGGGTTATTAACAAATATAGCCCTCAGATCATCCAGACAATGTTCAACCTTATTGGAAATCTCGTCTCGGCAATCGGGCAGCATGTAGGCCAGTTTGCGTCTGAAGGCGTCGAGATCATGGTCAACCTACTCAATGGTATATCTAGTCATCTCGGTGCTCTTACGGCCGCTGGAGCCAACCTCATTATTCGCTTCATCAATGCGATGTCGACTCAGATGGGTCGTATTGCTAGTGCGGGTGAGCAGGCGGTCATCAACTTCATCAACTCGATTGCGAACGGTATTCGATCGCATCAGGGGGAAATGAATGCTGCAGGCCTTAATCTTGCAGAGGCACTGATTGATGGTATGACGGGTGGATTGGCGTCCAAAGCTGGAAGTATCGCTACGAGTGCATGGAATCTGGGTAAACAAGCTATCGATGCCCTGAAAAATGCCGTCGATTCTCATTCGCCTTCAAAAGAGGCTGCGAAAGTCGGTGGCTTTGTCGGTGATGGCCTGAGCGAAGGAATGGACGCATCGGCAGATTCTACACAGAGGTCTGCCGCAAATATGGGTACAAATGCCATGATTGCACTGAAGAAGTCGGTCTCGAATGTTGCTAGTACAATGTTCCTCGGCAAGGATATGACGCCGGTCATTAGGCCGGTGCTAGATCTGACGCAGGTGCAAAAAGACTCGACGCAGATCAATGGCATGCTTGCGCCCCAGCCCATCCAGATAAAGCAACAGTATGCGACAGCCTCGACTATTGCCGCCACAAGCAACAGTAGTCAGGTACCGGCATCAACGGACGGGGTTGGTAACTCCACCCAGCCGGCAACTGTCGTATTCCAGCAGACGAATACCTCACCTAAGGCACTCAGCACGGCGGAGATTTATCGCCAGACTAAGAATCAGATCTCTACCATGAAGGAAAAGCTGAAGATCACATGATTACATCAATGATTGGTCGTACGTTCACCACCCGGTTCCAAAATGTGGATGGTGTCTATAAGTATGTTAAATCCGTGAATAAGGAAACAGAGCTTCCTCTTACTGAGGGTTCTGAATATCTCGTGACCAACATTGATGGTCTGGGCCCTGCTGATGGTACCGTCAACACGCTTGACTCGGTCCTTGATCCGGGCGGTGTCGAGGTGTCGGCTCAAACAGGGCAGCGGAATATCGTTGCAACGGTGAGTTTTCACCCCGATGCTTCCCAGAATGCCACGACGGAAAATCTGCGTAAAGCACTTTATGCCGTATTCTCAGTGGGGAATGAAGTGCAGTTGGAATTCGTGATGGACACGGGCGAATCCTATCTGATTGAGGGTTGGGTTGAGAAGCACACGCCGGTGATATTCTCAAGCGATCCAACAGTGCAGATTTCAATCATCAATCCGGATCCATATTTCGATCTCAAAGGCGCAACCACCGAAACCGTCACGATTCAAAATACGTCGGGTCAATACGATTTCAACGTACCGTTTGATGGGGATGTTGCCGTAGGGTTTGTTGTGGATGCTGACGTGGCCGCCGCAATGGATTCTTCATTGGGTTATGGTTTTAACGTGACAAGTTCCCGGGATTTGACAATCTTTATCGATGTCGCCGGAACTGACTTTGCCGTTGGGGATCATATTCAGATCTCTACCGTTAAAGGCGATCGACACGTAACACTCACCCAGAGCGGTTCTGCGAACAATGGCCTTCCCTTCTTCGGAGGATCGCTTGTAGACATGCAACTCCTACCGGGAGACAATTGGTTCCAGTTTACGCAGTCAGAAGAGCATCCGGATATGATCCCACAAGTAACGTTTTCGTTCCTCAAGCGTTACGGAGGTCTCTGATCGATGTATGATCTCTATCTGCTTGATTACAACTTCAAGAAGACACAGCTTGTTGAGGATTACGACTCACTTGTATGGACCGAACGATATTCAACCTCGGGTGAGTTCGAACTAGATGTCAAAGACTACTACCTCCTCTCTCAGCGACTCAGTCAGTACAAATATCTGTCTTTCTCAGAGTCACGCCAGATTATGCAGATTGAATCGGCGAATGTCTCTACAGAATCCCCGGATGGACGAATTGTAAAGCTGACGGGGAACTCACTGGAAACGTTCCTCAATCAACGTAATACTGCTGAAGGAAGCACCCAGGCTGCCGGCGTCGCTGAGATCATCACAAGCAGTCCGGCGGGTATTATCGACTATTTGGTGAATGAATATTGCGTTAATACATCTACGGCTGGTGCAGTAAATGTCATTCCGGGGCTCAGTATTCTTCCGGCTAATGTCTATCCGCCAGCAAGTACTGCCGCAGTTTCTTTATCCCTTACTCGAGGGCCGCTCTATGACCTCATTGCGAGTATTGCTGCCCAATACGGATTGGGATTTGTGATCGGGGCCGATGCCAATCCTCTGGGGTTTCAGGTTTATACTGGAATCGATCGGACGGACAAAACGAATCCGCAACTCTACATGGAGTATTCGGCCGATGCGAATAACTTTTCGCCTACGAGTTATCTTGAATCTATCCAGAATTTCAAGAATCACGCTCGCGTGCTAGGAGCTAAGACTGGTACCGATGTCTATGCACCCGGTGTTGATGCGACAGTTTCCGGATTTGATCGACGTACTATTGTCGTTCAGAATAGTGAGATTGGCGCAGACACAGATAATCCGACTACCATTGCAGAGGATCGGGCACAGCTCGCTCAACTAGGTTATCAAACGCTTGCCGACATTAATAACCGGTATACACACATGACTGATGGTGAGATCGACCAGAAGAATTGGAATAAAGTTTCCTACGGTCTAGGGGATCTCGTCATGGTCAAGGATCTTCTAGGTAATCGGACGAAATGCCAAATTACAGAATCGGTTTGGTCTGTCGACGGCACTGGGCGTAAACTCACTCCGACCTTTACGGCAATTTAATCAAAATAGGAGATAAAATGACGAGTACCGACCCGACCCCAACGCCTCAGCCGGAGCCTGTAGAAAAAGAGAGCAATCCAATGCTCACAGACAAGATCTACAATGTCTTGAAATGGGGTACATCTGTCGGTTTGCCGGCGCTCAGCACTTGTGTGGGAGCTATTGCTACCATCTGGCATTGGCCGGATACTGAGCAGATCATGCTCACTTTAGGGGCCATCAATACCTTAGGTGGTGCACTGCTTATCGGTGGCACGGTCTCCTATAACAAGAGCTCGGCGAAATATGATGGTACTCTGAATGTTGAACAAGGTAGTGGAAAGCCACTTGCGCCCTTGCAGTTTACTGACTCCGTTGCAAAGCTTGATTCGGCAAACTCTGTATTGC